CACATGGGCGCGCGTATAGGGCCTCTTTATAGAACGGGTGGGTACGAGGAAACAGTGGGAACACGGCCTACCACGTTGCGAAAAACCCACCATCGCTGTAGCATCCGCACCACGATGAAAAGTCCGACCCTGAAAAGCCTCGCGGTTTCGGCGCTCGTGCCCTACGAGCGGAACGCCCGCACGCACTCGGCGGAACAGGTCGAGCAGCTGTGCCGCTCGATCACGGAGTACGGCTGGACGAACCCGCTCCTGGTCGACGACCAGAACCGCGTCATCGCGGGCCACGGGCGCTTGTTGGCGGCGCAGGCCCTGCGGATGGCCGAGGTGCCGTGCATCGTCCTGTCGGGCCTCAGCGATGCCCAGCGGCGCGCGCTGGTGCTGGCCGACAACAAGCTCGCGCTGAACGCCGGGTGGGACACCAAGCTCCTGTCGCTCGAACTGCAGGATCTGCGCGACGCGGGCTACGACCTCACGCTGACCGGGTTCTCGATCGAGGAACTCGACAACCTCACGCTCGCGCCCGAGCCGGAGGCCGATCCCGACGACGCGCCCGACAAGCCTGCCGAGCCGGTGACGAAGCCCGGTGACGTGTGGATCCTGGGCCCGCACCGCCTGGTGTGCGGCGACTCGACCTCGGTCACCTCGCTTGACCGCCTGATGCTCGGCGCCCCGGCGGATGTGTGCTGGACCGATCCGCCCTACAACGTGGCCTACGAGACCAAGGCCGGCAAGATCGCCAACGACGACCTCGACGACCAGGAGTTCCGCGACTTCCTGTCCGCGGCCTTTGCGGCGGCCTACGCGAGCCTGAAGCCTGGCGCGGCGATCTACGTCGCGCATGCCGACACCGAGGGCCTGAACTTCCGCGCCACGTTCCGCGCGGCGGGCTTCAAGCTCTCGGGCTGCCTGATCTGGGCGAAGAACTCGCTCGTGCTTGGCCGGTCCGACTACCAGTGGCAGCACGAGCCGATCCTCTACGGCTGGAAGCCGGGCAGCCGGCACCGGTGGTACGGCGGTCGCAAGCTCACGACCATGATCGATCTCGACCAGGAGCGGATGCCGTTCACGCGGCGCGACGACGGGCGCTACGAGATCCGCATCGGCGACACGGTGATGGTCATCGACGGGACTGCCGAGATCCAGGAGCTTGTGCCGTCCGTGATCAACGAACCGAAGCCCAAGCGCTCGGAAGGCCACCCGACCATGAAGCCCGTGGCTCTGATCGAGCGGATGCTGCGGAACTCGGCCCGGCCCGGCGACATCGTGCTCGACCTTTTCGGCGGGTCGGGGTCGACGCTCATCGCGGCCGAGCGGCTGGGGATGTGCGCTCGGCTGTCCGAGCTCGACCCCGGGTACCGCGACGTGATCGTCAAGCGGTACGAGGCGTACACTGGGCGCCCGGCTGTGTTGGAGGTGCGTGATGAGTAGGGGTGGCGCTCGTCCTGGCGCGGGCCGCAAGCCAAAGGAGTTCAGCGCGGAGCAGCGCACGATGATCGAGGCGCTGGCCGGCTACGGCCTCGGCGTGCGCGAAATCAGCGCCGTGGTCGGCACGACCGACAAGACCCTGAGCGCGCACTGCAGCGAGGAACTGGAGCGCGGTCGCGCGAAGGCCAACGCCCGCGTGGCGCAGAGCCTGTTCGAGCGGGCCACGAAGGACAAGGACACCACGGCGATGATCTGGTGGACCAAGGCGCGCATGGGGTGGACCGACCGCGTTGCGGTGGAGCACACCGGCGCCGTGCAGGTCGTCGTCGTGAAGGACTTCACGGGCCGCCCCGATGCCTGAGCCGAGGCGGATCGAGATGCGCTACCGGCCGCAGGGCCCGGTGCTGGAGCGCTACATCGCGGGCAAGGCCCGGCGCGAGTTCATCATGGGCCCGCTCGGCTCCGGCAAGACAAACGGCAGTTGCTGGAAGGCGTTCCGGGCGATCATTGGTCAGGCGCCGAACCGCGAGGGCGTGCGCAAGAGCCGCGGGTATGCTGTTCGCAACACTTACCCGGACCTGATGGGCACGACGGCCAAGGACTGGCGCGACATGTTCGGCGAAGAGTTCGGCCGCTTCGTCGAGGGCGGGCTGGAGCCGCCGACGCACCACATGGAGTTCAACCTCGAAGACGGCACGCGCGTCGAGGCCGAGGTCGTCTTCATCGCGCTGGACCGGCCGGAGCACGTGCGCAAGATCCGCGGTTCGCAGCTGACTTGGGCTTGGATCAACGAGGTCAAGGAACTAAACAAGCAGATCGTCGACATGCTCGACCTGCGCGTCGGCCGCTACCCCTCGGCGGCTGATGGCGGGCCGTCGTGGTTCGGCATCTTCGGCGACACCAATGCGCCCGATGAAGATCACTGGTACTACCGGCTGGCCGAGGAGGAGAAGCCCGCTGGCTGGGTGTTCCATCGACAGCCTGGCGGCGTGGTTCAGGTTGGCACGGGCGACACCATCAGCTGGGTTCCTAACCCGGGCGCCGAGAACCTGCGCAACCTGCCGAAGGGGTACTACGAGGACGGCTGCAGCGGCAAGACGATCGACTGGATCAAGGTCAACCTGGCCAACGAGTACGGCTTCGTGCAGGACGGCAAGCCGGTGTACCCGGAGTACGTCGACAGCGTGCACTGCCGATCCTTCGAGCTCGTGCCTTCGGCGGGCCTGTGGGTCGGGCTCGACTTCGGCCTGACTCCGGCGGCCGTGTTCGCGCAGCGCATGGTGACGGGCCAGTGGCGCTGGCACCGTGAGCTTGTAACGACCGACACCGGCGTGATCGCGTTTGCCGGGCTGCTGAAGCAGGATCTCGCCACCCACTACCAGGGTGTGCCGATCCACGGGATCACCGGCGACCCGGCCGGCGACCAGCGCCAGGGCGGCGACAGCGAGGAGAAGGTCCGCACCGTGTTCCAGATCCTGGCGGCCAACGGCGTCGAGGCCAGGCCGGCGCACACAAACAACTTCACGAAGCGGCGCGAGGCGGTGGCGGCAGCGTTGAGCCGCATGATCGACGGCGCTCCTGGGCTGCTGGTGCACCCGCAGTGCAAGACAACCCGAAAGGGCATGGCCGGGGCCTATCGGTACCGGCGCGTGCAGGTCACGGGCGACGAGCGGTTCAAGGACGAGCCGGACAAGAACGGGTACTCGCACCCCTGCGAAGCGGGCCAGTACCTTATGATGGGCGCGGGCGAGGGCCGTGCCGTCGTCGCGGCGAAGCGCGCGTCTCCGCTGCCGACCGTCGCCATCACCGACTACCAGATCTTCGGATGAGGACCCCATGAGTGGACTATTCGGATCCAAGCCGCCGCCGCCGCCGGAGCCGGTTCCGGCGCCTGTGGTGAACCAGGAGATCGTCGACCGCAACACGGCCGACGTGCTGCGCCGTCGCCGCGGCAGCCGCGCGACCATCACCGGAGCGTCGGAGATGGGCAGCACGGCCGGCAGCGTGGCGATCAAGGACCTGTTGGGGCAGTGACATGGCAGACAGCCGCGCGACCGAGATCCTGGAGATGCACGCGCGGATGCAGAACCAGCGCGAGCACTTCGAGAAGGTGTGGCAGGACATCGCCGAGCGCGCGGCGCCGCGCAAGGCCGAGTTCGGTCGGCGCAACGCGGCCCAGGTCGTGAAGGGCAAGCAGCGCACCGAGCGCATGTTTGACGCGACGCCGAGCCTGGCGCTGGACCGGTTCGCCTCGGCGTTCCACAGTCTGGTCACGCCCCGGAACCAGCAGTGGCACAAGCTGAAGGCCGTCGACGACGAGCTCAACGACAACACCGAGGTGCAGCGCTACCTCGACGAGGTGAATCAGCGCCTGTTCGCGGCCCGCTACGCGGCGAACTTCGACAACCAGGTTCACGAGTGCTACTACGACGCGGGCGCCTTCGGAAACATGGGCCTGTTCATCGGCGACCGGCCCGGCCGCGGCATGCTGTACCGCACGGTGCCTGTCGACCAGCTGTTCTTTGCCGAGAACGACTCCGGCGTCGTCGACCTGGTGCACCGGTACTGGTGGATGCCGGCCCGTGCTGCGGCGCAGCGCTGGGGCGACAGGTTGCCGGCGCACATCAAGCACGCGGCCGAGCGCACGCCCGAGGCCGAGTACCCGTTCCTGCACTGCGTCAAGCCCCGCACCGATCTGGACGTGCGGCGCATGGACTACCGCGGCATGGAGTTTGCGAGCTACTACGTCGCGGTCGACAGCCGGGACATCCTCGACGAGGGCGGGTTCCGGGTGTTCCCCTACGCGGTGGGGCGCTATGCCGTCACGTCTGGCGAGATCTACGGCCGCAGCCCGCTGATGACCGTGCTGCCCGACGTAAAGATGCTCAACGAGATCGAGCGCACCACGATTCAGGCGGCGCAGCTGGCCGTGCTGCCGCCGATGCTGGCGCACCGCGACGGCGTGCTCGACGCGATCCGGCTGACGCCGGCGGCGATCAACTACGGCGGCGTCGACGACCAGGGCCGGCAGCTGCTGCAGCCGATGAAGTTCGGCGAGAACCTGCCGGTGTCGATCGAGATGGCCGACCAGAAGCGGCGCGTGATCCAGGACGCGCTGTGGAACACGCTGTTCCAGATCCTGGTCGACAACCCGGCCATGACCGCCACCGAGGCGATGCTGCGCGCGCAGGAGAAGGGCGCGCTGCTGGCGCCGACCGCGAGCCGCACCGAGTCGGAGTTCCTGAACCCGATGGTGGCGCGCGAGCTCCAGATCCTCGAGGACGCCGGCCAGCTGCCGCCGCGGCCCGAGGCGCTGCAGGGCGCTGGCGAGCTCGAGATCGAGTACACCAGCCCGCTGGAGCGCGCGCGTCGCGCCGAGGAGGGCGTCGCCATCCTGCGCAGCGTCGAGCAGCTGGCGCCGCTGGCGCAGGTGCTGGGCCCGGCCGCCTACAAGCGCGTGAACGTCGACGCGGCCTCGAAGGTGATCTTCGAGGTGAACGGCGTTCCGGCGAAGGTGCTCTACTCCGACGACGAGATGGCGGCGATCGACGAGGAGCAGGCCGCGCAGGCTCAGCTTCAGCAGGTGTTGCAAGCCGCGCCCGTGGCGGCCTCGGCAGCGAAGGATCTCGCTCAGGCCGGCGCGCTGGCGCAGGGCATGCCGAACACCCCGACCACCCTGTCGCAGCCATGAGCGCCGCGGCTGTGCCGTGGCCGTGCACCGTTGCCGAGGTGGACGACATGCCCGGCCGCTGGGTGTGCGTGCCCGATGGCGCCGAGGAACTCGCCGGGGCCGGCTGTGACGAGGACGAGGCGACAGACGACATGTGCGACCGCATCGAGGCGGCGACGGTGCACTGATGGTCGGCGCCAACCTGTTCGCCCGGTTCTGGAACCTGCGCGAGAGCGCGCGGGCCGTGTTCCAGCGCCGCAAGGCCACGCCGAAGCAGGCGCGGCCAATCCTGGACGAGCTCCGCGAGTTCTGCCGCGCGGACACGTCGTGCATCGTGTTCGGGCGCGATGGTCGCGTCGACACTCACGCGACAGCGGTCTGCGAAGGGAGAAGAGAAGTTTTCCTCAAGATCACGCAGATACTGAACCTTACCGACGAGCAGATCAACGCACTGAAAGGCAACGATCATGACCACGACTGAAGCACCGGCCCCGGCGGCGGCTCCTGCACCTGCTGCCCCGAACGCGGCGGCTGAA